GCCAGCTCTGTACTTTAACACTAGATATGGTCGAATGCCAATGTCATATGAAGTCGATATCAATTTCCGCCAATGGGCCAACGACAATTTCTGCAATATTTCACTGATGAGTAATGATTTCAAATGGTACATCGATATTCCTGAAGAAGGTAATGCTGCCCTTCAATTTAAATTAACTTGGCTATGATAGAAATAAAAGTTGCAGAACACTTGCTGGTCAAATCATACGACTCCGTCCCCGGTGGATTTGAAGTAGCGCTGGTTAAGTGGTCACTCAAACCAGAGGTTGAGGAATGGCTAACCGAACGATTAGAACGTCGAGTCGAATCTTACTTGACTAGTGATGAAGATGGTAATTGGTATTATGCCATCAACTTCAGACTCGAAGAAAGTACTACTGCGGTTGAATTTAAAATCAGATGGTGGTAAAAGCAAGTCGGGATTTCGCTAGGCACCTCAGGGTGCCATTCTTTTTGGAATTGGTGAAGTGATACTGTATAATTGCCATATCATAACACTTAGTGAATACCGATATGTTAGCTCTTGCAATTATTGGTGGTTTGTTTTTGTTTTGCCTCATCAGCGGTATATCGCTTGCTATTATTGATATCAAGCTAGATAGTGCTGCACCACATTATAAAAGAAATGAAGAAAAAGATAATTCCATTCGGTTGGCTTCCTGGATCATGGGGAATGCGCGGTAAGACTCGTGACCGTGCTGAAGCAGAATACTACTTTGATGGTCACGAACTTGACAGTCGTATAGTTGACATTGACTTTGAAGTCGGTACCAAAGATCATTCAGCTGCAAAAGCAAGAGTTGATTTCAAGCATAAGAAGACTGACGAGTTTGAATACGATAAACGTATTGTCGAGATTGAATACGCCGGAGATCCAAAGGCACTTGCTACTGAATTGCTCCGTGTCCATCACAAGCATGGCAACGTTACTGACTATGAATTCGCAATAACATCTGCAGAGATTCAATTTGATGGTGACGAATTAGCTTTGAGAAAGCTTGAAATTGATTTTGAAGTTGGTAAGATTGAAAAGACTGTTTATGAGAAGGCAGTTGCCAATATCAAGAAAGAACCGTACATTACTGTTTTGGATAGTCAATTTGATCCTAAGGAAGGTATTGAGGGTTTGTTCTTTGAGTTCGATTGGAACGATCAATGGATTGCCTTATTGCAATCTCACGGATATAATGGTGTAACAGAAGACGATATTGTTAAACAATGGTTTGAAGCTCTGTGTCGTTCTGTTATTCACGAAAATATGCAAGCTGATAGCGTACCATTCAACTCTGGGCGAGTTATCAATCAAGTACGTCAAGAGAATGGTCGATCAGACTACAGCTAATGCAAGTCAATGTGAACGGTTATTTGAGTACAATGCCAGAAGGACGCATTAAGGTAGAAGTACCCAAAAGTTGGCTACCAGTTTACGTTTGCCCGCAAACATTTGAAATGATTGCCAAGACAGTTCTTCCACCAGAAGGCTGTGATTTTGATTGGCATCATATGCCCACCTGGGCAATCGTTAACCCATATCAATTTGTAGCTTTGTTTTTATTTAAAGATGAGTTAGAAGCACTGCATTTCAAGTTGAAGTACCTGTAAATCATGCCGAAAAATTTGATTAAAGTGCCCATACCATATGAATGGTATGAAGAAGTGAATGATGATGACTCGTATATCAGAATCAAAGCACCAAAGGGAACGGGCTTAACCAGAAAGCAACTACCAAACCATGAATTCTTTGAAGAAGTCATTGACGACGAAGAATGTTTGATATGCTATTTCTTGTTTGAATCTGAGATTGACGCACTACATTTCAAGCTAAAGTATTTCTAAGAAAGGGGCGCAATGCCCCTTTTTCTATTTTGCTGGTTTGGCAACTACCAGTTAAAATAGATTTATGGTGAGCTAGTATTACTAGAACGCCCGATAACAATAAGAACAAAAACAATGTCAAAATATATTATCGTAGATACGTCATGGCCGAATTGATTAGAATTCCATCATATTGGCATGCGTATCATCACGACCCTGAAACTAGAATGCCGGATTTCAGTACATTATCAATAAGACCACCACAAGGGTGTTCTCTTGATCCAAAAGATCTCCCTCCATGGAATGTTCATAATTTTGAAAATGGTGAACATCATTTGTGTTTTGAATTCGACACGCTTGTCGAAGCAACTCATTTCAAACTAACACATAGTGAATATTTGGAAATCAAGAAATTCAAACTTCCTTAAATTTACAATTAGTGAAATGCCAACGTTTCATCATAGGTCCTTTGCCTTGTTTGCCACAATGTGGGCATTCGGTTGTTTGAATTAGATGTGAAGTTCCATTATGCAATAATTCACGTATTGCCTTAGATGTCTGTTGACCAACATACGCATAAACACCTTCTTGTTTACGTCGTTCAACCTCAACACTACCTTTTAATAAATTGTGGGTGCCATTAGCTACACGATCTCGTTGCAGTTTGGAAAGATTGCCGTTTGCCCAATTATGTGTACCATTAGTCATACGAGATAATTGAAGATTTGAACCCACTTCACCAAGAAAATGATGCGAACCATCATTAATACGTTGTTGATTAAGCTTTGCCAAACCACCGTTTGCAAAATTGTGTGAACCATCTTTCATCTTTGCTAAATTGCGAAGACGCAATTGTTCTGAACTTATACCGTCGCCACCTCGAGTCATATTGTATCCTTTAAGGTGGCCATCCAAAGAACAACAATCATATTCTTTTATGAATTGAGTTTCATAAAAATTCAAATCAGTGGCGTCGAAAGTATTGAAAATTACTTCAAAGGAGAAAACGCTTTGGCCGTGTTTTCTGATTGCTCTATGAAACAACGTATGTGCACCAATTTTGGCATCTTTGAAATGTTGTAATTTCCTCTTCTCTGGTGAATGTATTGTTTTACCAATATAAACTTTTCCATTGTTTTCGTTGGTGAATTTATAAATGCTATATCTGTTCATTCAATACTCCTGATTGGCAGTCATAAAGTTTATTGCATCAAATATCTTAAAAAACTACAATAGTATAAAACCAATAATAACAAAAATATGACAAAATATGTGATAGTTGACACCGCCAATTTGTTTTATCGATGCCGGCACGCAGTTCAAGGTGATGCATACTCTAAAGCAGGTCTGGCACTTCACGCAGTGTTCCGCTCAATTCGAAAATTGTGGCGTGATTATAAGGCAGATCACGTCGTCTTCTGTCTTGAAGGTCATAGCTGGCGCTATGAAGTTTATCCCAAATACAAATCAGCACGAAAAGCACAACGAGCACTTGCCAGTCTTAAACCAGCAGATGCCGAAGAAGATCAAGTATTCAAGGACACATTTGAAGAATTGATTAAGTTCCTTACCGAACGCACCAATACCACGGTACTGCAAAGTGATGGTATTGAGGGCGATGATTGGGTTGCTCGATTTATTCAAATTCACCCAGACGACGAGCATTTGTTGGTTAGTGGCGATACTGACTTTATCCAGATGTTGGCACCTAACGTCAAGATCTATGACGGTGTTCGTGAAGTTTTGATCACTACTGAAGGCCTTTACGATAAGGCTGGTCAAGCACTTGAGTTCGGACTCAAGAATGATGGCAAGCTGCGTATTGGTAAGCCACTAAAGCGTAATGATCCATTCTCGGCTCCATCAGAATGGTGGAAAAAGGCTCTATTCCTGAAGTGTATTCGTGGTGATTCTGGAGATTCAATTTTCTCAGCATATCCAAAAGTACGAGCAACCAAGCTAGAAGCAGCTTGGGAAGATCGTAATGATCTTGGCTATAACTGGAATAACTTAATGCTTCAAGAATGGCGTGACGAGGATGATGACGGTAACGAAAAGACTGTTCGTGTACTTGACGCATACCACTTCAACAAGTCATTGATTGATTTGACCGAACAACCACATGAGATCAAGGGTCTAATGGATGAGTTGATCGTTGAAGAAGTACAGAAGGCGCGTAAGCAGGGTGTTGGTATTCACTTCCTGCGGTTCTGTGAGCGCAATGGTCTGATCAATCTGAGTAAAGAGTCGGCAGACCATGCTGAATATTTGAACGCCCCTTACGCGAGATAACATGGCAATCGAAAACGAATTAAAATACGTGCTGCTTCCAAAGAACGAAGTAGGCTTCATGCTTGATCTTGAATTGTTGGGAACAACTACAGTTGATAAGATCACGCAAGGATATCTTCTAGGTGGTGCCCGTATTCGCAGTATCGTGAACAAGTATGAGTTTCCATATCCAGATCCTGATACTGGTGAACTGGTATACCCTGACGCTAATCTAAAGTTTACTTACAAGATTCGTGTTGGTGCTGATTTGGTTGAAATTGAAACAGATTTGTCCCAAGCTGATTACAATCGATTGATTACCGTAGCACGCAATACTATTGTCAAGACTCGAATCACGGTACCTGATGGTGACTTGAATTGGGAAGTTGACTTCTTCCATGATGAGTACAATAACAATTTGTACTTGGTTATGGCTGAAGTTGAAATGGCAGAAGGAGTTGAAGCTCCAGATACAATTCCAGCATTTATTACCGATAATTTATTGTATGCAGTTGATCGTGAAGATCGCCGCTTTGACAATTCAAACCTATCAGACCCTGAGGCAGTTCGTGCCACAGTTGCTCACATCAAGAAAGAAAACGATAAGGCTTTTGCAGATATCGAATACTTCAGACAGAAATTAAGTGAGAATTTGATCAAAGAGAACAAAAATGTCAATTAATCTGCATAAGATTACCGCCAATAGTTGGGTGGCAAATGCTAACGGCACACCGGTTGGTTTCATCTATAAGGGTGATAACAATTTTGTGTACATGACCCCAGATGCAAAAACAACGTTCGATAAGATGGCAGACATCAAGGAATTCCTTGGTGGTAAGGTAAAAGAGCACATTAGTGAAGCTAAGGAAGATGGCGATATTGTTGATCATATCGAAGGATTCCCAATGAAGCATACCAATGTGGCCGTAATGGAAGGTGGTGATCGTCCCGTTTATGTTAGAGGCAAGCAAGTACAACACGTGGCTGGATTTTGGACAATCAAGTTCAGCAAACGTTGGGTGCCTAGCTTCTGTCCTCTGTTAAAGACTGTTGAGCAATATCAAAGTGCTGGTCCATTCAAGACTCGCTTAGAGATGATGAACAACATGTCTACACTTAATCGCCAAATCTGATAGTGTAAATATGGATCTGACAGTTTTACAAACTATCATACAACGAATAGCCCACGCCCAAGCTTCTGGTGGTAAGGAAGTGAGACTGAGTATTGCTGAAGCTCAACAATTGTTATTAGCAATAACCCACGTAACCTCGATATCGAATCAACAGTTACGTGCTCAATTTGATGAGTTGCTTGCTGAAATAAAGCGACTATCAACAATCTCACTACCAACGACGCTTACCGGCGGTGGGTTCAAATAAGGAGATTATCATGGAAGTAACCGTTTTTAGCAAAACGATTTGCCCGTTTTGTACTCAGGCCAAAAGTTACCTGAAGAAGCATGGCATCACATATAACGAAATCAATCTTGATGATGAAGAAGCACGTAAGGCGTTTTACGCCAAGTGTGGATCAGGTGTTCGATCAGTACCACAGATTTTTGTGGACAATGAACGTATTGGTGGATACCACGAACTGATTAAAAGTGATATCGCGGCTCGTCAGCAAGCTGGCAGCTTTGACGCAGACTTTTAATTGCATTTCAGCCAATCTACTATAGAATTGGTTTTGGGGTGAGGTACAAACTTTCCCCGTTGATATACTTAAAAATAATCAGGTCAAAATAGACCACTTGACAAGCAATTGTCATTTAGCTGTAACAAATTCGGGAACCCCGGTCATGAAAGTGATTGGGGTTCTTTTTCATTGACAACCAGGGTGGACGGTTCATTTGGCTTATAGTGAGTGTTATGCTAATCAGCACCTTCGCATAAATACTAGTACATGAAATTTTGCTTTATAGGTGCATTATGAGCCGTCCTAAGCCTTCAGTGCTGTTGAACCACACTGACAATAAGACATACAAAAGTGAGCAGATTTTGGCTGCCGACGCAATCTTCGCTGTTTTCTACGAAGGCCGTCCAATCAATCTTCGCTCACTCAATAGCTTGGTGAATTACCCAGGACCCAAGTACAAGAAGGTATCGTTCAGTAACCCTGGACATGCTTTTAACTTGGCTGAGAAGCTCAACAAGTTATTCAAAACCGACAACTTTGCTGTATTCAAGCTAACTGCCGGTGAACTCGTTAACGAGATCGATCCAGAAGCAATAGATGACGATTCAGATCAAAATAGCTGAATTATTGGTTGCACAATTCAATGCGTCCGGAAATCCGTTAAAAAGTATCATTGACGGAAAGACGACGCAGGAAATTTGCAAGCTTATCTTTGTTAGTTACCGCGGGACCCTTGATTCAGTCAAGGGTCTTCGTCTTTCTGATGAAGGACTTCAGTTAATGAAGTGTCACATCCAAGCGTACCACGTCAATCTTGGCGAAGCGTACCGTATCAAACTCCCACATCTTCTATATTTGGAACGAGTTTCCAAATTCCCCTACCACCTTCAAAATGCCAATACTATGGCTCTCGGTGAAAAAGTCTTTACAACGTTTGACAGTGAACTGGCAATGATGCTAAAATTGGCGGACGGTAAAATTGATACTTTGATAGAGACCAGATTCAGGCTGCAATTCGATAAGACCAGTATCCTGCCTGATCTCTAAGTAGTTGATATTCCCGAAATGTTTGTTTTGTTGTATAGCCACAACGTAAATGATGCTTTAAAAAACGCTTGACGTACTGGCAAGCAAACATTAAAGTAGCGATACTGTAGCAAATAACAGAAAACGCGCAGTAAAACAGTCAAGCAGTATAACAACCGCCCAAACACGAAGGAGCTTCACAAGAATGGCTACAAACAAAAAGTCGGCACCTGATATCCAAAGTCTGACGCTGTCCCCCAAGCAAGTATCATCGGTAGTTCGACACCTGGCCAATAAGCAAGTGTCAATGTTCTTGTGGGGCCCGCCGGGCATCGGCAAGTCAGCAGTTATCAAGGCTATGGCAACAGAGCTGGGAATGGGGTTTGTTGACATCCGTTTGTCGCAGATGGATCCGACTGACATCCGTGGTATTCCTTACCCGGCTGAAGAAACAGATGCAAACGGTGTCGTAACTAAGGGCATGAAGTGGTCTGCCCCGCTGGTATTGCCTCACGATCCGAAGGCTCGCGTCATTATTTTGCTGGACGAGTTTAACAGTGCGCCGCCAAGCGTGCAAGCTGCGGCGTATCAGTTGGTGCTGGATCGTAAGCTTGGTGAATACGAAGTGCCTGAAGGTTGCATGATCATTGCAGCAGGTAACCGTGAAACGGACAAGGGTGTTACGTTCCGTATGCCGACTCCGCTTGCAAACCGATTCGTCCACGTTGAAATGACGCACAACTTCGACGACTGGCAAGAAGTTGCATTGAAGGCTAAGTACAGCAAGGACGTGGTTGGTTTCCTTACTGCATTTAAGCACTTGCTGTTCCAATTTGACCCGCTGTCTGCTTCGCGTGGTTTCTCGACACCGCGTTCATGGGAATTTGTTAGCAAGATCCTTGCTGATGATCCTGATCTGCCGGAATACGTGATGACTGGCCTCGTTGCTGGTGCAGTTGGTGATGGCGTGTCGGTGCAGTTCATGGAATACCGCAAGAACGCTGCGGATCTGCCTGATCCGCGTGGTATTTTGAACGGTACCGTAACTGAACTGAAGCGCGTTGAAGTCTCGCTGTGCTACGCACTGACGACGGCACTGTGCTACGAACTTCACGCAGGTTGGGAAAAGTTTGTGAAGAACGGCAAGAAGCCGGAAGAAAAGAAGGCTTGGATGGTGCAAGCTGACAACTTCCTGGGATTCATGCTTGACAACTTCCAGCCCGAAATTTGCGTGATGGGTGCGAAAACTGCATTGTCGACATACAAACTGTCGTTCGATGCTAAGGCGATGAAGAACTTTGAGCGTTTTGCTGACCGTTACAAGTCGCTGATTATGGTTAACTAAGTGCGGGCGGTTGCACGGGGGTGGGGTTCGCCCCACCCATTTTTTGTGCGACCAGTTTGTTCTAGTAAGTTTGCCATATCATGCTATAATGGTTGAAACAGCTCACAAGGAATTCTAAAAACAATGGCAACAAATCTCGACGATCCAGTAGTCAAAGCAATCGTTGCGGCGCGGGTTAACCTGCTGCTTGAGAAACCGTTTTTCGGTACGCTCGCAACGCGATTGACACTGGTAGATGCAAGTAGCTGGTGTAAAACCGCTGCCACAGAGGGTCGTCACTTCTATTACAACCGTGAATTCATTAAAGGCCTGACACCTGCTCAGCTGCGTTTTTTGATTGGACATGAAGTACTTCACGTTGTGTACGATCACATGGGTCGACGTCAAGGCCGTGATGCGAAAGTCCATAACATGGCTGCTGACTACATTGTCAACTACACGCTTGTTAAGGAAGAAATTGGACAAATGCCTCCG